TACATTCACAGTCAACACAGTTATGCTTACTTTTGAATCCACAATAGATTGTTAATTAGTGGCATAGATTACAAGACTATGTTACAATTTGCAACTAAATTCTATCAAAAAGATCTAGAGAAGTCAATTAAAGAGTATAGTGACAAGGACGCAGTCGACAAGGAGGCATCTGAAGTCTAATAAGTCGGAGAGATGGCTGAGTGGTTTAAAGCGACTCACTGCTAATGAGTTATAAGTATTACTTATCGAAGGTTCGAATCCTTCTCTCTCCGTTCGGAATATAGCTCAATTTGGTAGAGCACTGACTTTGGGAGCCAGATGTTGTAGGTTCAAATCCTACTATTCCGACCTGCGGGTATAGTTTAATGGTAAAACTGTAGCCTTCCAAGCTATTGTTGCAGGTTCGAATCCTGTTACCCGCTTTGGGATTCACAGTCCCATTTGTTCACCCGTTTCATTATTATGGCAACTAAGTCACAATTAAAACCACGCCCTGTCAGAAAGACAAGGACTAAGAAAATGACTGAACAGACCTATCCGGTTAAAAAGAATGAGGTAGAAATACCTAAGGTGACTCTACCTAAGCCGGAAGATAACATCATTCCATTTGAATCTTATGTACAAGATGCAAAAAACAGATGGAAGATACACCAGTATGAGATCAAAGAGCTGTCTAAGGACGTTCAATGGCTCTACAATAAGTCAAAACCTTATCTTGATAAGGTAAGAACTAGACTCTCTCCTAAAGCCTCTTAGGGGCTTTCTGAGGGACTCACTATCCCTTGCTGTTTACTATTAAACTATGGATCAATTTAAGAGCTATGAATTCACCATTAGAGTGAAGACTAACTATGACCCTAGAGATCTTGTCTTCAAATTAGTAGATAAGATTAAGGCATTGATACCTGTTCTTTCTATTGACTATCATTTAATAGAAGACAGGCCAACAGATGTTGAACACCACGGTGGAGTTGTCGAAGATGATAACTCCTAACTGGCAACATCATTCTAAAAAGGAACAGAAACGTTCTTTAAAACCACAGGCATTGAGACAATCAAGAGAACGATTAAAGTTTCTACTTAATAAGATCAGTGCCAATTCACAGTCAATTCTTGACAAGGAGGCAAATGAAGTATCAAGTAATCTTCGCTAGTGGTAGAGATATCATTCTCAACTCTGGCTATGATGTCTATGAGACTGCTTATGAGGCTTATGAAGAGGCTTGTTTGCATGATGACTATTTAGTTGACGTTATTCCTATTCATGATGTATAATGACTAAGAAGAAGAAACCTTACTTCCCTAACAACTGGGATGCGTTTAACAAAGCTGACGCTGAGTTATTCGATGATCTACCGTTTGAACAGTTCATGGATTGGAAGGTAGCAGGATGGGAACTACCATCAAGTGTTGCCTGTATTATCCGTGATCGTAACGTAAGAACTGGTAAAATTAAAGAGTATGTGTATCAAAAGTCGGGGGCTGCTGAAAATAAAGTAAAGCAGCTTATGGCTATTGGAGAGAGTGAGTTTACTGTCTGCAGTCATGATACAATACATCACATGTACCCTAAATACTACGAGGAAAGTCCTTATGACGACCCGCTCGCTTGATGATATAATATCTTACGAGAAGCAAGCTTTAGATCTTATACCACTGGATCATCCTAATTATGAAGAGATAAGGAAGCTTCTTGTTGATCAGATAAACGACGAAATCTACGATTATGCCCACTCCATCTCAGATAGCTGAACAAGTTCAACTGGAGCGAGATCAAATCGCGCAAGGACTTAAACGCTTAAGAGATAACACAGTTAAGTTAGAGGACAAAAGTTATGCGTCAGCAACTGTTTACGGTATTTCTTCTATTGATACTCTACTGCCAATTGTGGTCGATCGTATTGAAAAGACTACACATGATAGGTTAACACGTGGTACAGGTCACCAATTCCAATTAATTAAGGACTACGTATCACAATTAGAACCTTTAGCTGCTGCTGCTATAGCATGTAAACTAACCTTTGATAAGGTGTTTAGTCATAGAGAAGGTAGCAATGCTTTAGTTAAAGTATGTGCTGCAATCGGACATGCTGTTGAAGATGAATGCCAGATGAGGCACTATGAGAATTGTGCCCCAGGTTTATTAAATGTTCTTAAAGAAAACTATTGGCACAAATCCTGTGGTACACATCAAAAGATTGTAGTGATTCAAACACTAATGAATCGGTATGATGTTGAGAAGTGGCAAACATGGGGTGAGGCTAATAGAGTTAAATTAGGTACATGGCTGCTAGATTGTATAATGGAAACTAGTGGCTGGTTTGAGAAAGTACCACAGAAAGAAGGCAGACGTAGGGTTGTTAATTATATTATACCTACTGCTGAGTTCTTAAAGATCAAAGATCAAGTTATACAAGAGAGTGAATTATTCGCTCCACTTGCTTGGCCAATGCTTATCGAACCTAATGACTGGACCAACGAAAAGCCTGGTGGCTACTTGCTTAACGAGGTAATGCGTGGACATCCTATGGTTAGGCGTGGACATGACACATCTATACAGGGAGAAATTCCCATCACTTTTTTGAATCAGATCCAGAAAGTGGGGTATACACTTAATTTATTCACAGTCAAAGTAGCTGAGGAGTTACAAGATAGAGGAATAAATGTAGATAAGTTTATACCTATTATGGAAATACCTCTTCCTCCTAAACCAGTGGACATAGCAGAGAATAAGGAAGCTCGTAAGAGCTACCGTAGAGCTGCTGCAGAGGCTATGAACAAGAATGCTAATGCCTTTAGACGTTCATGCAGGACAAGGATGACTATGGAGGCAGTTAAAAGGTTTAAGGATAAGGAGTTCTTTATCCCTTGGTCTTTTGATTACCGTGGTCGTGCTTATCCTATCCCCGCATTTCTTACTCCACAAGACACAGACTTTGGAAAGTCATTGATAAAGTTTGCTGATGAGTCAGTATTGACAGCAGAAGCAGATGAATGGTTAGCATTTCAATGTGCTACAACTTATGGCTTAGACAAGGCAACGATGTCTGAGAGGCTAGAATGGGTGAAGGATAACATCCCGTTGATTACCAGAGTAGCTGAGGATCCTATAGATCATCTTGGCGACTGGGAAGCAGCGGAGGAATCTTGGCAATTCTTAGCAGCATGTGATGAGTATTATCACTGTGTTGTCTTACAAGATAAAAAGTCAACTGGTTTACCTGTAGCAACTGACGCTACATGTAGTGGTCTTCAGATCCTAGCTGGATTAGCTAGAGATAAAAAGACAGCACAACTCGTCAATGTGTTGCCTGCTGATAGACCACAAGACGCATATAAGGTGGTAGCAGAAGTAGCAAAATGGAATTGCCCTGCACACATACAGAAAGTAATGGACAGGAAGATTGTTAAAAGAACAGTCATGACTATTCCCTACAATGCGAAGCCTTATTCAAATAGATCTTATATTAGAGATGCTCTCTCTGAAAAAAAGATTGAAATAGACAAGGACGACTTAACAGTTACAGTACAAGCTGTCAGGAATGCTATGCAAACGGTTGTTCCTGGACCCATGTCTGTTATGAGATGGATTGAAGATGAAGTATCTAAAGCCTTAAAACGAGGTATAACAGAAATAGAATGGCAAACACCATCTGGTTTTGTTGTACATCAAAAGATAATGAAGAAGCATGTTGAAGTTCTTAATCTACAGTTACTCGGGCGATGCGTTGTCAGTGTAGCTACTGAAGAGGACAAGGAGGTGGATAAGCTTAGACATAAAGCTGCTACTGCCCCTAACCTAATTCATTCATTAGATGCATCTTTACTTCATTTAAGTGCTACAAGATTTGATTATCCAATTGCCTTGATACATGACAGTGTCTTGTGTAGAGCCACAGATATGTCTATACTATCTAGTTTAGTAAGGGAAACCTATATGGAACTCTTTGCTAAGCAAGACTACTTAAACACATTCGCACAACAAATTGGTGCGGAGACTGAACCACCGATTATAGGAGACCTTGAACCGGAATCCGTAATTGAATCCACTTATTTTTTCTGTTAAATGTACACATTATTTGACAGCTTCTTCTCACCTACTAGGGTAGTTGTGGTCTCTGAAGAGAGATTACAACAAGCAGAAAGAGAGCTGAAAGAAAATCAATTACGAGTTATTGATAACCGTATTGATGAATTAACTGCTTATCGTGCAAATTTAGCTAAGCAAATAGCCCCAGCTAATAAGCCAGGTAAAGATCTAGATCAACTAGATACCATGCCTAGTGATTATCAACCACCAGGTGTAGATGGTAACGCTAAAGAACCTCAATCATTAGAAGAGGCTCTAACAGGTGAGTAGAACTATACACAAAACTGAAAACCCTGTAACCCTTGAAGGATTTCAAGCTGTACTTGCTCCTAGTAAGTTTGGCTACTCCCTTGCTGCTGTAGTTTCTGATGACATCATCAATATACTGGAGGAGGAGAGGACTGAAGTACTCAAGTGGGCTGAATCGAAATTGAAAAATCCCAAGCGTAGTACCCTCAAGCCCGAACCATGGGAAGAGGTTGCAGATGGGAAGTACAAGATAAAGTTCTCATGGAATGAGGACAACCGTCCACCTGTTGTAGACACGGAGGGCACACCTGTAACTGATGAAAAGACACCTTTGTATGGCGGATCAACTGTTAAACTTGGTTTCTATCAGAAGCCTTATATCCTCCGCGATGGAGTTACCTATGGTAGTTCTCTTAAGCTGGTTGGTGTACAGGTTGTCTCAGTGAAAAGCGAGGCTGGTGTAGATACTGGAGACTTAGATGCAAACCAAGTTGCTGAATTATTCGGGTCAACCTCAGGCTTTAAAACAAGCGATCCGAACGTTACTGTTGCTGCAAATGACACGACCGACGACAAAGAAGACTTCTAGATACCGTTCTAAATTAGAAGAGAGAGTTGCAGATTTGTTAATAGAACTTGGTGTAACATATGATTATGAGACAACTAAGATACCATATACAATTCCGCATAATTATTACCCAGACTTTATACTTCCTAATGGAATCATTTTAGAATGTAAAGGGTATTGGGAAGCTTCCGATAGAAGAAAGATAAAAAGTGTTAAAGAACAGAATCCAGATATAGATCTGCGTATGGTCTTTCAAGCACCCTTTAACACAATTTCAAAAAAATCTAAAACAACGTACGCACAATGGTGTGAGAACCAAGGAATACTTTGGACCTCATTCAAAAACATACCACTTGAATGGTTACTTGACAATGACCGATAGTGAGTTCGTAAGACATATATCTTGCGAAAATTGTGGATCGTCAGATGCTAATTCGTTATACTCTGACGGTCACACTTTCTGTTTTGTCTGTCACAATAGAACAGGCGACAATGATGTTATTCACAGTCAAACAATGTCTCAAACCGTTACTCTTACGGGAGCAGCTGAACGGCTGAATAAACGTAATTTATCGGAGAAAACTAATCAATTCTATCAGATATACAGGGATGGTAATACATTACGATTCCCATATCATACCTCTGATGGTATACTACGAGGAGTAAAGACAAAAAACAAACAAAAAGACTTTCGCTATGAAGGAATTTCCACTGACACCTTATTTGGTCAGCATCGTTTTCCTAGCACTGGTAAACGTATTGTTATTACTGAAGGTGAGCTAGATGCAGCATCGTGTTACGAGGCTATGCCAGGTTGGCCGATGGTCAGTCTGCCTCACGGAGCAGCTTCCGCCAAAAAAGATTGCCAAAAACAAATACCCCTATTTCAGGGATATGACGAAGTGGTGGTCTTCTTTGATAACGACGATGCAGGACGGAAAGCGTCTGAAGAAGTTGCGAGCATTATACCACCTGGGAAAGCAAAAATAGCAAAGCTAGCTGGGTATAAAGACCCGTCAGAAGCTTTACAAGCTAATGATCACGAAGCAATAAGAAAAGCTATATGGGATGCAAAGCCTTATAGACCAGACGGTATAATAGATGGTAAGACACTTCTTGAAATTGTAACTACACCACAAGCACCACATGACCACGAATACCCATTTAAAGGACTCAACGAGAAGCTTCACGGGATCAGGTATGGAGAGCTTACAACATTTTGTGCTGGCTCTGGCTCAGGAAAGACATCCATCATGCGCCACA